GACTGGAGTTCAGACGTGTGCTCTTCCGATCTATCCCGTAAAAGACGGATGTTTAATATCTGTCAATTCTTCGTTGATTTCGGCAAAGTTAATTTCGCTATCTAATATAATGTAGAGCATATTTTCATCTACAGATATATGTTCGATTTTGTGATTTCCGTATGGAATTAATGGAAATTTAATATCATCTACTTTTCCATAAGCAACTTGTACAATTTCATCTTTTTCAGTAGTGCCTTGTATTGTGAAACTTGTATTACCACCTGCTATGTTTAATATCTCTTCTACTTTCATACTTACCTCACTAAATACTTATTCATGTGTCATGATTGTATAATCTCTACCACACTCATTACAGCTACATGACTCCTCTTCTCTGTCTCTTTTAATATCCTTACTGCCACAATAAGGACAGAAGTTTATCTCACCAAGCAATTCAATTACATTGTTATTCATATACTCTACTTCCTTTACTAAATTAATATTTACTGTATCAAAATGTAAGACTGTCTTACATAAAACTTACAAATGTCTTACATAAAAAATCGATGCAACCCTTGATTTTACTGAATGTCTTACATTTTTACATTTTTTCAACTCATAAATAATATATATAAATTATTAGATTAGAATATGGTCTAATAAAAAATTCTTATATAGTATATATATTATATTATTATGTAAGAATGTAAGACATTATATATTATATATACTCTAAAGCCTTGATTTTACTAGGTTTTTAATGTCTTACATCTTAACTTACATTGTCTTACGTTCTTACATTTCCTATAACGCAAGTGTCTCTTGCTCATAATCAAAAGGAGTTTTTCCGTCTACCTCTTCAAATCCTGTGTCGGGCAATTTTACTTTTATGTAATTTCCTTTAATGCCATTTACTCTTGTTTGATGCACATATCTACCAGCCGAATTTTTTATAATATAGCCTTTTTTATCCCAGCCTTTTTTAATACTGCCAAAGTCAAATCCCATCTTACTAAGCTCTTGCTCTAGCACTTGTTTATTAATGGTCGCAACATCTTCGGATATTCTGCCCCAGCTGTCGTTTGCATCTTCACTAAACTTGTTTACGTTACGACTAATAAGTGCAATAACTTCGTCGTAAGCTCTTTCTTCGGTTCTGACCGCAGACTCGGGAACTACATACTTTTTAACTTGCTCAATCGTCAAAGGTCTATCGTTAAAGATGCACTCGCAAGCTAACATATCGGCAAGTAATATAAGGGCAAGACTTAAGGCTTGTTTATCTGTCGTGTCTGTAGCTTCTAAAATGCCCTTAAAAAGATTTTTATAATCTTCTATTAAGCTTTCCTTATCCATTTCTAAAAGCTTCGTTAAATGCTCAATAAACAGCTTTCCAGCGTGTCCGTAATTAGCTTTTACAAGGTTTGCCGTGTAATTTCCGTCTTGTATGATTTTGTTTTCACACTCAATCTCAATTACTCGGTTTTTTACACCGCCACCACTTACCCCTTTTGTGATAGGTTCTTCGCCTGTAAATATAAAGCTATTTCTCCAAATCTTAGTCTGTTCTACACCGCCCCTTGCTTTCGCTCTACCTCGGTCAATTCCCTCTGTCAGATACATTACAAGGCTGTCATAGTTACCCCAATTGGTTTTAATCTGCTGTAGTTCATCAGCACAAAAGGGAATGTTATATAAAAAGCATGAAGTCCTTGCCATTGCGTTCGCTGTCATGTTCATTGTACGAGTTAAACAACCCATTTCGGGATTTCCCCAAACACTACTAGCAACCATAAGTGATACAGTTTTTCCAAATCCTGTAGTACCCCATAAGTGGAGTATAAAAGGCAATGCCCCTACGACTTCTATTAATGGACTTGCAAAGCTTGTCGCCAGCACTAATCGGATATTTATATCTTTTCTAAGCTCTTTTATATGTTCCAGCCATATATCAAAACTTCCACACTCGCCTACATTCTCATATATGCTCTTAAAGTCTAAATCTCCGTCAAACTTTACATTCTGCTTATATGGTATAAACTCGCCGTCAATCCAGCCTAGTCTTCCGATACTCTTATACAGTGGTATTTCTTGCGCATTTAAACTAATTACATCACTTAAGTACTTAACTAGATCCTTTGCGCTCTCGCTGGTAACAAGTACCCCCCTGTCTGCTAACTGCGATATACTGTTTTTATTGAATATAACACCGCAGTCAACTGTAATCTCTCGCCAGCGTCCGTCTTTAAAAAATACAAGCTTTACTTTTTCAGTGTCGGTATCTACGTTTATATATCGCTCTATAGGTAGTATAGGGTGGGGGCAAGCTGTAGTTGTAATCGGTATTCCTTGCGCTGTAAAGTCATTTAATACGACCCCGAGGTCGTCAGCTACCCATTTTCCACAATTCAACTGCAAAGGCGCATCCGTAAAGGCTGTTTTATTGCTTTCGCTTTGTTTCATAAGTTGAGCGTTTTTTGATATCCAAGCTTTAAGTAGATTATTAAATTCCCTTAACCGCCCCACCTCTTGGCATTTTCGCCTTACTTCCTCGATAAATTGAGTACGTTCCAGCACGTCTGTTGTCTCTAATATCTCAAAAAACAAATCGTCGCTAAAACTGTCCGTCTTATTTATCGAGGATATCAAGTGTTCTTTCATATTTCTCAATTACCCCCTTGCAATCTTTTATAAATTCATCTGCGTTACTGTCGTAGCAATCAATAAAGTATTGGCACGCTGTAAGCTCCTGTAAGCCTAATATATGCCGTTTATGTTCATAAGGGTATAAATGTATGCCTTGCCATAAAAAGCGGTGCATATCGGCTAAAATCAAGCCTACACGACGTATATACTCTTCTTTCTCTCGCTCGTTTTTTATTGCTGTTTGTCGTACTTCATTTCTAAGCTTGTATAAAGTCGGCTTTTTTATATCCTGTCGCAGTTCTTTATCTTTTTTATATCTATCTCTGAAAGTGGTTTCTTTTTTGATTTCTGCCTGTCGTTTTTTATGCGCTATATACTGCGCTTTTCTCTCTTCGGGTGTGCTTATATCAATATTTAAGTTAAATTCTTTTATAAGCTGTTTGGTAGCGTCTAGGTTGCTAAGTCCTAGATACTTGGCTGTAAAGCTTATAAGGTCGCCACCAGCTCCACAAACAAAGCAATTAAAGTAGTTATTTTTAATAGATGCACTCGGCTTATGGTCATTGTGAAAAGGGCATATAAAGAAATTTGCCCTATTCACTTTTACCCCATAGTGTTCTATTACCTGTCGTATATTTAATTGACTTTTGACCTCTTCAAATATACTCATACTTTAAATCCTAATTAAATGGTAATTCTTCATCAATTCCGTCGGGAATATTCATAAAGCCGTCGGCATCTGTTGGAAAAGCACTAGCTGGTTTTTCAACTGTTCTCTTTTTCGGGATATCTGCGTCTTTTATTCCCTCGGTACTGCGCCACCAAAATAGCTTTCTAGCTGTTTTCACTTCTCCGTTAGACAAATATTCTTCCTCTCCGAAGATACCGCCGATTGTTTTACCAACTATACTGTCACTAAATCCAGCACCCCAAGAAATTTTACTGTTGTTTGATTTTTCGATACTCGTGCAAAACTGCTTAAATGTCTTTGAGGTCTTGCCCTCTCTGTCCGTAGGGAATATCGTAGCAACTCCGCCCCATTTCTTTGTATCTCTCGTATCATTTCTGTACTGTTGTGTGTAATAGTATGGCTGTACGTCGTCTTGCGCTGTATCAAAAGATACTTTCAAGTAACTATAGCCGTCTTTCTGTATTTCCTCAATCTGCTTAATCACTAGCTTGTGACCGCCTAACTCAATCGGTGTATACTCTCCACCAGCTTCTACTTCGTCATATCCTAAAGGTTTATCGAATCTCATATTACTTTTCCTCACTTTCTTTTACTTCTAATCCGTAGTACTCACGGATTGCATTGTCTACGATTAACAAGTCATTATCAATTTGCAAATCTTCAAACATACCCATAGGGCTTTTACTTACCGCTCCACCATCTGCCTGTGTAACAAATAGGTGCTTTCCATTCTCTTGTATACATCTTAATACTATGGTAAACATTCCCTCGAGACATATCTTTTCGTCGAGTAGCTTGCCTATTGTTTTAGGCTTTACGTTTCCAAAATCGTCTGTATCTTCATGCATTATGATATATACAATCTTATTTTCGGGTAGTCGCTTGATAAATTCTACTAAGTTCCAAAAGTTGTCAGCCAGCGTATTATACATACTAAATATTGCGTTACCTACTCCCTTACTACTATGGTTTTTCATAAAGTAGTTAGTTATTAAGTACCCTGCATCATCTATTGCAATGCTATGCGCCTTACTTCCTGCGAGTGACTTCATTACTTGCGTGTAGTCGTCTGTGACTACCTGTGGAATTTTACCCTTAAATGGAAGCGGTTTGCCTAATACATTTATTAAGTTCCAATCTGCATTGTCTATGCAATTTCTAAGGCTTGCACTCTTACCACCACCACTTTTTCCAATGATTAATACTGGTATTGCCATATCTGTATCTCTCCTTTTACTTAATAATTACGCTTGTATTCTCAACAAGTGATAATTCTCTTTCTCTATTGTCAAGATTTTTCTTAATCTGCCTTAAAGCTCCTTTCCAATAAGGCTGAATAAATGTTTTTCTTCCGTCTTGGTATGTTCTCCAATGTCCGATAACATACCATACCAAACAATGCCTTTTTTGGTGCCTTTTATTTTCGCCATACATTAAATCTTCTAACTGGTCTTTATTTACAATATGTTTTTTAATGTATTTAACCTTTCTGTCTTTCGCACAATATTTTTTTACATCATTCATAGATACTTTTTCTTTTTTTGGATTTTGAAAAACTTCTTTAACAGCAGGATGTAATAATGCTATTTGAATGCTATACCAAGTTTCCATACAGCTAATAAATACTTGCGAAAAGTCCTGCATATTCATATTATGTTGACAGTTATTTGCAATGTCTATATATCCTATTCCGCTTGATGTGATGCTATCAAATTCTTTAATCACTACAATAGGAAATATAACCATATTTGCGTAAAAGCACACACCGACACAACACTGTTTATCAGTAGAATTAGTAATTATTTCTTTGTAATCTTCAAAAATTACATATCTTAATTCTAAATCCTTTATTCCATTACATTCTGTTTCATCAAGAATAACTTTAAAATCCATCAGAGGAATAGTGTCCGCAAAAAATAAGTCCGACGGAATAAATACATTCCCATTATTTTCCATTTTCTCCCATAAATTTATCAATTCCACATCTTCATTATGAGTTAAATAAATTACATCACTAGGATTGCTTTTATTTGCAGAGTTAATTAACGCACGCTTCTTATCGTCTGAAAGAATAGGCGTATCTATCGCCTTATATCCATCTGTTTTATGCTTTATTGACATTTCTTTCATATTGCAGAGTATTTCTTTATCACTCTTTTCGCTGTTGCAACACTCCTTTATACATTTAGTAGAAAATGCTAGAAATTCTTCATCACTCGCACTTTTTAATATGTGTCTAAATTCCTCAACTTTATCCTTTTTCAACACCATTGCAGATGCAGTCAATATTTGCTGTTCTATAAATTTTCTATTACTCGGATAATCTTTTAATAATTCTGTAATACTCATAAGCACCACCTACTTTATAATTGTACTTACATTCTGTACTAACTGTACACCCTCGACGCTTAAACCGTCCTTTAATGCCTGTTTAATAGCTGTCTTATTTGGTTCGGGTGCTTTGTAAGTCAATAATTCGTCATGCTCTTTCATAAGGTTGTTTAATCCCTCGTCTGTGACCTCTACAGCTTCTGTTTTTCTGAAAGATATAGCACACTTAGGAGTCTTGAATTTCTCGCCCTGTAAAGCATATGCAAGCCACTTCTTAAGACTCTCGGCTTTGTTTTCCGCTACTTTCTGACGTTCTGCAAGTGCCTGTTTCTCGGTCTTAATCGCTTCGGCTTCGGCTTTTAAATCCTTAATCCAGCAAGCTACACCCTCAATCTTTGCTTCTCTTTCAAGCTGTAAATCATTAAGCTTGTCAATGTCAATTATCTCCCCTGTCTCTAAATCAATGCACTCTAAAATTGCGTTGTCAATCTCATATAACTTCATCTTCTTAATCCTCCACTAATAAATTTTTTAAAACACATTTGCACTCATTCATACGCTTAACATCTTCGGCTTCGTCTGTCATTCTAAATGTAAATTTAAAATCGTATTCTTTATCAGCTTTCCAGCCACCGACCATAATATATACTTCTGTAATGATAGTGTCATTAACGCTCATGCTACTGTAATAAACGTGATTTCCGTCCTTAACTACTGCGTAAACGTCGTCTAAAATCTCCTGTAAATCCTCAATTCCTACATACTCAATTTCTAGTATTTTCTTCATTTTCCTCTTTCCTTTCCACCTTAAATTTTATAGTTACGTTTTCTTTCTGCCCCAGCACTTTAGCAAGTGCATCATATAAAGCTTTTATATCTATTGTCATTCCCCCTTTTTAAAAAACTTTATGTCTTTGATATCTAGCGCATTGGCAAGCTTTACAGCTACCGATATACTCGGGTTGCTACGTCCTTGCTCAATGTCGCATAGTGTACTTTGAGCAATTCCGCATTTTTTAGCAAGTTCGCCTTGACTGATGCCAAGTTCCTCACGTCTTTCCCTAATATTCACTATTTATCGCCCCCTTTCGTTAAGCTCTGATATTATATTATTACGGCTATAACGTAATGTCAATAATTATTTTACGTTTTTAACGTATTTTTTTCATACGGACATTTCTCAAACTTACACGTTTTTACAAATACATATCTTTTTGTGCCTGTCCTGTACCTCTTAATCTCTCTCTTTTTCCCTATGTGTTCGCAGACACTACAGTCCAGCTCTTCAACTGTCTTTTTATCTAGTATTCTCATTTTCTACCTCTAAAATCCTACGCACTGCCTAAATTTATCAAAATCGAAGTTCGGTAACGCTTTTATAACGTCCTTTTTATCTTCGTCCAGCTCATTCCACCACTTTTCTTTATCCTCTTTGGTTACTATAAATGTTTTAACATATCCCCCTATAGTCTCAAATTCGGGATGATTTTCTTTCTCTCCATCCGTCATATCTGACTCGCTTATAAAACCCGAGTAAGTACAAGGGCAAGTGTCCATTATATTTCTTGCGTCAGAACTATACCAATCTTCAATAGTCCAATCCGACTCTTTGTCGAACATCTTTAACTTAGGATTTTTTTCAGTGTTAAATAATCCCGAGTTCCTATTTCCCGAGTTCCAATCTCCCGAGTTCCATTTTCCCGAGTTCCTATTTCCCGAGTTCCTATTTCCCGAGTTACTATCTCCCGAGTTCCAATCTCCCGAGTTCCTATCTCCCGAGTTCCTATATCCCGAGTTACTATATCCCGAGTTCCAATCTCCCGAGTTCCAATCTCCCGAGTTCCTATATCCTGAGTTCCAATTTCCCGAGTTCCAATCTCCCGAGTTCCTATATCCCGAGTTACTATATCCCGAGTTCCAATCTCCCGAGTTCCTATATCCCGAGTTACTATCTCCCGAGTTCCACTCTCCCGAGTTCCTATATCCTGAGTTACTATCTCCCGAGTTCCAATCTCCCGAGTTCCTATCTCCCGAGTTCCAATCTCCCGAGTTCCTATATCCCGAGTTACTATCTCCCGAGTTCCAATCTCCCGAGTTCCTATATCCTGAGTTACTTGAATTAGAATTGCCCTTGCGCTCCCAATCCTCTGTAATCTCTTCAAGTATCTTAATCTTGTTAGTGCAATATTTAATTTCGTCGTCTGTCGCTACTTCCCCGAGTGCTTCAACCTTGCAAATTCTTGTAGTGTCTGCTGTCGGGTAAAAATTGTATGTTTCTGCTATAGACTTACAAAAGTGAAAACCTCTCCCGCATGGGATAGGCTTTTCGTCCATGCTGTAAGTCTGTCCTATCTCATATTGAAAATCTCTACAAGTTAAATCTTTATTAAATGCCTTATATCCTATCATTTCTTTTTCTCCTTTTCTATCTTATTCCTGTAATATTGCAATACATTTCTATCAAGTTCCAGCTTGCATATTTATAATCGCTTAAGTTGTGCGCCAGCGTGTCGCATAAGCTCAACAGCAACCATATTAAAAAAATCAAGCTGATTAAATTTATATACTTTTCTACTTTATGCACCTACTCCACCCCCTTTCTAATCACAACCATGTCGCCACCAGCAAATTTTTTCTTCTACTTCTTTAATTCTTAAATTTGTATGACCTTGCATTGCGGACTTATCAAATTCAGTTGGATTTGTTAGCATCCTATTAAGTACTTCCTTTGCGTGTTCTTCTGACATACCACAGATATACACAAGGCACTCGCCAAATTTTTCCGTATCGCCTACTATGATATATTCGCTCATTTTTCCTCACTTTCTCCCCGTCTAGCCTGTTAGGTCAGCTTTGAAATTTACATATATCTAATATCAATAATGTATCTTTCTTTATGATTATTAAATTTCATTGACTTAATATGTGCGTTTTTCCATATATCCTTTGTACACTTTCCTACCATTCCACAATATAACTTGCTTTCTCCCTCATAAATTTCAATCCATGTTTCATTGTCTAGTAAGTCAAAAATCTTTGTTAATTTAATCATATCTTCCTCACTTTCTGCCACAGTAACCGCTGTGGCTCGGGTTGTTGTTTCTATGCTATTTTAACCTTTTCACATGTACAATTTTCATCATCAAATTTATATAATGTAAAATCATCTTTTCCCCAACATTCCTCACCATAATTGTTATTTAATCTTTCAATTTCTGCATACATATAATTGTATGCTTCACATTCTGTTAAAAATCCTTTAGTTTCTTCCGTATACTTGTTTTCTACTGTATAATTCATATCCTGTACCTCTCTTTATTTTAATAAGTCAAGATTAAGTACTGTGTCATCTCGCTTAGCCATCCCCCATTTGACCCCTGCGTCCCTATGGTTTCACTCGGCATATTCATTGGGGTATGTTGACGTTATCGCTAATCCCAACTTCCTGCTTGCTCTCTCTTAACTTGTCTTTATTATATTACGTTGATAACGTAATTTCAATACATTTTTACGTTTTTAACGTATTTTGTGAAATATGCATAAAAAATTGTTATATTTTTTACGGTTTTAACGTATAATATTAGTAAAGGAGTTGATTATAAAATGAATATGTTTAACAATGCACTACTTAAAGAGTGTAGAAAAAACAAGGGTTTAACGCAGTACGACGCATCTAAAAAGATAGGTGTAGCAAGAACTACATATGCCGACTATGAAAACGGCAAGATACAACCGCCCATTGATAAAATCCGCAAAATCTGTGAGTGGCTTGATATACCGCTAGAACAATTCATGCAAGTCGAAAACAATACAGGCATTGAGTTATCGAAGTTTAAAACGAAAAATCGTATGTCTGACAGCGAAAAAATACATCATATCAACCGCATAAAAAAGCAAGCGGACATTGTAAACACTTTTGACGATATAGCCTGTACTGTCCGCAACATGGAAATAAAAGCTACAGAAAAAGACCTCATCATAAATCTACTAGATTATATCTGTCAATCGTATATGCTTCGTAAATCCGACCTAGAACTATATGACAGAATACAAAGGGCAAAAGAAAATGACTAGGGTTGCTTTATATATAAGAGTCTCAACGTCTGAACAAGTTATAAACGGCTTGTCGTTGGATGCTCAAAAAGAAGCTTTAATAAAACACGCAAAGGAAAGAGGATATAATATAGTAGACATATACGCAGATGAGGGAATAACGGCAAGAAAGAAATTAAGCAACAGAAAAGAACTACAAAGGCTTTTAAACGACGTTAAAAAGGACAAAATCGACTTAATACTTGTTACAAAGCTTGACCGCTGGTTTAGAAATATAAAAGACTACTACGCAGTACAGGACATATTAGAAGCGCATAATTGTAATTGGCGCACGATATTTGAAAACTACGACACCAGTACCGCAAGTGGTAGATTGCATATTAATATCATGCTATCAGTCAATCAAGATGAGTGTGACCGCACCAGCGAACGTATAAAAGCCGTATTTAAGCATAAAAAGGAAAATAAAGAGGTATGCAGTGGATCTGTTCCATATGGATATTACATTGACGAAAATAAGCACTTGCAGATTGACGAAGAAAAAGCAAAAGAGGTTCAAGATGCTTACAACCACTATGAGCTACATAATAACATGATGCAGACTAGAAATTATCTATCCGACAAATATGGATATATAACCTATTCAGCCACTAGAAAAAGACTTACGCATGAAGCCTATACAGGCACTTTTGACGGCATAAAAGACTTTTGTCCAGCTATTATATCAGCTAAACAATATAAGAACGTGCAAAGGCTTATAAGCATGAATAAAAAGGAATACAAGCCTAAAGCACCGCAAGAAGAGTATATATTCTCGGGAATGCTACGTTGTAAAGTGTGTGGGTCTGCTTTTAATTCAAACAGGATTTTTAGATATGGCACTTGTTACAAGTTCTACAGATGTCAAAAGCACAAAAGAGAAAAAGCCTGTACTAATAAATACACGATTTCAGAAAAGGGAATTTTAGAAAAATACCTCTTAGAGAACATCAAAGCGGAGTTAAATAACTATAAAATCAGCTACGAGGTAAAGCAAGCTAGTATTGATACGTCGGCTATATCTTCACAGCTTGTAAAATGCCGTCAGAAGCTCGAGAAATTAAAAGACTTATATTTGGACGACTTAATCGACAAAACGTCATATAAAGAGGAATACGCACGTTTAAACAATACTATCGCTGACCTAGAAAAGCAAATAGACAATGATAGTGATATGGACATTGACGCAGTAGAAACGATTTTATCAATGGACTTTGAGGGGATATACAACACGCTACAGCCAAACGAAAAAAGATACCTTTGGCAAAGCATAATTGACTATATAGAAGTAGGCACAAACAGGGATGATATAACAATACACTTCAAATAAAAAAAGGGGCATTTCTGCCCCCTTTGGTAGTACCTAGAGACTGTAGCCATTAGGCAAGGTGTTCTAGGTACTACTATTCTTTTACTTCGGGCAATCCAGCGACACTTGTTAAAAGCGACAAGATACCGCTTAAGATTGACGCAGACACTACGATTTTCCAATCTACTTGTGAAAGAACTGCGCTAGTTCCTATAGTTGCGATTGCTGTCTGTGACACTGTTTTGACTGCTCTAACGAGGGCGCATTTAAACCACTGTTTACCATTCATATCAATTCCCCCTTTCTAAATCTGCTATTCTGTGATTTATTACAGCTATCTTTTCTTCTACTACAGGCATACGTTGAGCAAAATTGTTATGCTCTCGTACCTCTCTTGTAAGTTCTTCAATCTTGCAATCCATTACCGCTTGTGTTGTTTCAAGCTTATGCTCGATTTTCTTATTACTTTGCTGGCAAGTAATAACTACCCCAATAAGCGACATACCGCCTGTTATAAGTGCGCTAAAAATATCCATACTATACCCCACTTTCTGTTAATGTGTATGTTATTTTCATGCTCTGACTTGCTGTCTTCGTTACTGCGCTGTCTAGGTTGTTTTTAGTCGTAAGCACAAAAGGATTTATTTTAAGTTTATATTCCAAATAAGAACCATTCGACACCCACACAAGCGGATTATAATTTGCTATCAGATTATTTGCATAAAAATCAGTAGAGTTTGTCTTTTTTGCAATTCCTGTACTCATGTCTAATATATAAATTCCCCAAGGGAAACTTGACTTATCATAAGAAGCTTTAATTCCAAATACAAGTATATTGCCACTTTTATAAATAGGACAAAATCCGCATCCTTGTGATGTAGTATTAAGTAACGAATTTCCGTTATAAGTCACTTCTTTTACTTGCGTATTGTCTGCCCTTTTCGTTACATACATATTATGATAATTGTCTTTTTTCGTAATTGAAATAATATAATCTTCACATACATACAACTTTAAATGCGCTGTATATGAAGTACGCAAATTAGAATTTGGATAGTAAGAACTATTGCTTTCATTAGGCAATACCCCAGCTGTAGTATTCGTATATGTGTATACAGTTGTTTTCATGCTGTTTGTCAATTCGATTTCACAATACTTAGTAGTGCCATTTACTGCGATATTAGACTTTATAACACACGGATATACTATAAGCTTATTGTTAGTTGCGTCAAAAGTTGTAGCTACAGCTCCATATCCATAATTATTTGTTAATACGTTCGTAAATTCAGATGGCAAAGGCACTTCAACAGTATCAATGTATCTAGCCATTGATACTTTATCGCCTAATCCTACATTAGTTGCACCTAGTTTAAAACGTCTTAATACAAGTTTACCGCCATTATTCAAGATAAAATCACTTGAATAACTGTTATTATAACAAATATTATTTTCATTAGTAACATATGCAATATCGCCTATAATTGCACATATTACCAAACCATAATTCGATACTCCGTCAGTGTTACCATTACTAGGCAACATATTATTAGCAAAAGGTGCTGGCACATCTTTAATAAAACTAAAAGTTTTCATTTCCGAACTCTGTATACTGTCACTTGCCCCTATCTGCCCCATGATATTAGGGCATAAGCCGAGTGACTGTATTTTTCCGTTAGCCTGTGCCGTCGTAAAATCCCATACAAATTTATAACTTCCGTCGCTTTGTAATCCGCTTTCTGACTCGTTAAAACTGCCCCTTGCAACGTCAAGTCCAGCATATGCATCTTGTGACGCATATCCTGTTATCTTAGTACTAGGGATAAAATACTCGTCTGCGTTACTGCTTAAAGTATCATCAAATAGCATTATCCCACCGAATAAATTTTTTGCGTAACTATCGCCATTATTTGAGATTTTCAAAATCGGTGGTAGTTCTCCACGAATAGATTTTAGAAAATGGTCGACGGCTGTAGTAATCATGTTATCATGTTCTACAGTTTTTTTACTGCCGTCCTCGTTTATTAATTCAATTTTTGTGTGTCCTTTTAACATTCATTAAACCTCACTTTCTGCGATTGGTCTATTATTATTGAAATTAAATTTTACTTGCGTTACTGTGTCTATTCCGTCAAGTGTCGCTTTTAATTTCATGTTTGTAGCACTGTTTACAATGCTACTCCATGCGTTTTCGGGAATTGCAACAAGCTCTGTTGCAGTCATTCCAACGTCTGACGCTATCCAGCTACCATTATTATATATCATCCATTCTCCATTATCAAACGATAGTAAAAAAGTAGCTCCGTCGCTTGCTGTAGCTTCTACGCTAGATATTCCGTATATGCTCGAGTGTCCTATATTTATATTATCGCTTGTAATGTCGTGTGCATCTGTCGGTACTGCCTGTACTGTAGCTGTCATTTTTTGAGGTATGTCGCTATCTATCCAGCAAAGTACCTCGGGATTGCTTAAGCCTATAAGTAAACTACCGCTTGGGATATCGTCAACACCATTGTCAATAAACAGTTGTGCGTTTAATTCGCCCGATATAGCCGTTAGAACGTCGTTTACAACTGTATATATAGTATTGTTAGCTCTTATCAAATATTTGCGTGTATATGGCAATTCTAGGCTTATAGGGGCATAGTCTATGTTATAAGTTCCGTCGCTCTGTAAGTAGAACGTTACAAATCGGCTTTCTGTCGTAGGTGCTGTATATGTCAAGTTGCCTAGATAAAAAGTACCATTGTAATTTGCTGTTGGAATATCGACCGCATAAAGCATTATGTCGCCTGTGTCAAATAGGATTAAATCATAAGTCTGCAAGTAGCTTTCTGACGTGCTAGAATATACACAATAGCCATTCCAACGTATACGCAAGAATTTATAATATCCTAAATACGTTCCCTCTTCTCGCCATAAGTTCCACATAGCACTATCACGACGATTGAATTTAAAATGTTCAGAACTTGCGCCAAGTCCTATCCAACTGTTTCCGTTTGCGTAGATGCTATTGCACACGTTACCGCCATATGTGAACCAATCTACCCCATTTAACGTATGACTGTTATCGTCGTACTTCGTAGATGTTACAAGTTGGGTAGCGTTTGCCACACTACCCACTATATCCGCTATGTCATTATAATTAGCCATTTTCTATCACCACACTTTCTACAGTTAGACCGCTATAATCTAACGCTACACTATACAGTTTACCGCTATCAATAGGCTGTTCAGCACTCTCAAACGTGTATACAGTTCTTAGCGAAAACATATCGTTGTTAGTACTGATATACCTATCAAAAGTATAGTTGTCTGCATAGTTTGTATTAAATGTATAATTTTCGATAACCTCGCCAAAAGACAATCCCTCTGTTAATCCAGCAAAGCTTATTTGACCTATAAAGTTATGAGTTCCAAAGTCGTCACTTAAGCCCCTAGTTGTAGGGTTCTGTCTATTGACTGATACAGTATCGGTCATCATACTGCGCTCTAATACACTTGTAAACTTCATAAGCTCTCGTATATCTTCGCTTATAGTGAGTGTTCCATCCCACTGACCGCCTGTTGCAATTCCTTGACCGAACAATATAGCAAGAGACTCATTCGCCTTGATTAATCCTGTTGCAACTGTCGTATCAATAACCCCTTGCTCATAAGCTGGGAACGATACTACATTGCCTGATACAGTCGGGGGATTGCTTGCTATAGCATTTAAAAAGTTAGTTATTGTAATGCACTTTGCGTTTTGCTTTCTGTCGTCGCTCTCAAAATACTCCATGTTTGCCATTACACTTATAGTTCGACGCTCGTTGCTATCCGCTGTGTAAATATCAGCTATAGTCACGATATTATCGCCACGCTGTACAAATCTTTTATAAAGCCTTGTTTCGTCCGCTACTCCGTCCGTACAAAATTGCAACTTTAACAATCCGTCTTTTGTTGCGTTAATTCTAACTGACAAAAGTAAAATCTGTTTGCTTTCTTCCGCAGATGCATAATTTATAGTGGCAATCTCAACCGCTGTACCGCCGACAGATATGTCACTAGCGTTTCTATATTCCTTTATTACTAAGGTTTTAGAATTTATTTCGTTTTCGAGACTGCTCGAGTTCTTACTTGATTTATCTTTTACTGTTGTAAGCTTAGGATTGCCACCGACCGCCTTTAATTTATGCTTTCCCCTGTACGTCCAATAGCTGTAAGTAATAGGGCTGTAATACGTTTTACTGTCCTTTCCTACGTTTTCATTTGCAATTAAATCGCCTAGATCCAACGCTGGGTTGCCTAGAGTCTCAATCTCACAAGGGGTATAACTTACAGTCGATAAAACATTCATAACATTTGTAAGAACTGTAAGTTTTGTCGCTGGTAATCCTCTCATAATAGGGATGTCGCCCATGTCAAGAGTTAAACCCTCTTCTCCCATTGTAACCTCATAGGGATAGTAATTTTCCTCGGCGACAAATCTAGCTTTTACTTTATTGAACTTAGTCGTATAATCCGAAAAAGTGGCATTTGTAAATCTCTGTCTTTTGCCTAGTGTTACGCTCTTTGTCTTTGCATATGGTCGCAGTACAAGGCGGTTATGCCTGTCTATGGTAAAAAATCCAGCCGACAGCATACCGAGGTATGCAAGCAAATCCCTATAAGTTTCTACATTTTCAGCATATACAGAATAAAGCATATCAGAATTGACAAACTGCGCCAGCTCTTCGGGAGTCTGCGCTTGACCAACTCCACACTTTTCACACGCATAATGCACAAGCTCGGGCATTGTTCCTTGTGTATCTGCATCTATTGACACATCAAACTTTGTCATGCTGTCAAGTGCTTTTATATTTATCTTATCGTTAACCCTGTTAGGCTCTGTTATATAGAAAGTACCTAAAGGTACAGACTCATAAGCTTCGCCAGTCCATAGAAAATAATTCAAGGTCATTTCTGCGTCGTATAGGCTGTATCTGTCTATGTCGCTTTTTATCGTGAGTCCGCACTCGCCAGCGTATACACAACCATACTCGAACTCGTTGCCGTTCGTACACTGATTTGTAATATATACACTGTCTTTTATGATGTCTTTATCTTCTATTACTATGGTATTTTCTCTTGTCTTTATAACTGCATGGATTGAGCTTTTGCGGTGACTATCTGCAACCGCTAATTTATATTTATCACTTACGTTGTACAAATATCCACCCCCTTATCCATTGAGCGTGAAAGATAAATCCCAATAGGTCTCGCCACCCTCTTCTATGTGCTTAAGTTTCAAGCTCCTATTACTTGTTGTCATTTCTGCAATCTTTAAATCTCCGTAGTAATATGTTACTTGCGTTACGTCGTTCTTTACTGCGTCAGTAATGCTCTTTACGTCGCTTTGTTTTATATTAGTCCAGCCTACCTTTATAGTAGGCACTTCGGCACGCACCTGTTCTATATAGGTCGTGCCGTCCTCTACCTGTGATTGCTCGCCGTTTACGTCGCTTAAATCTACATCATATGTTGATAAATTTGGCGGTACATAGTCGCCTAATTTTAAAAGTATCATGCTCTGCCCCCACTTCTTAGAGTTATTCTATCTTTAGCCTTTACAATGCGCTCATCTATTAAGTCATTTCCTAGATAAATAGGGATTGTTATATCTCCGCTATCCTTAGTATTTTTGACTATCTGCGTAAGCAAAGTAATAATTCTATCGTCTAACGTCTTATTATCGGTTTCTTCTTTTGCCTTACTTACATTTTTAAGCTCGGGCGCATTTATAGATTGTGACTTTAATTCACTTGCATTGATTAACTTTCTAGCTCCATTTTTTCCGTCTAATACAGAAGTGAATACAGCTTGCGACTTCACATCACTTGCAACGCTCTTTATTTCTCCGACTAGCTTATGCTTGTTATTTCTAACTCCTTTTGCTAGTCCGTCCATAAAGTCGGGCATCCAAGTTTCATAATCACGCAAAGGTCCTTCGTCGGGTCTTGAAAAGTGCAACAGTGACTTAATTTTGTTAGCAACTGATTTTACCGAGTCGCCAACTGCACCGATACAACTCTTGATACCTTTTACGATACCCATTATCATATCACGACCCCATGTATAGGCTTGCTTTGGAATACTCTTTATAGTATTAAATGCGTTTGTGAGTCCGTTTTTTATCGTGCTTGCAATACTAGATATAGTACCTTTTATTGCGCTATGCATACTTTTAAATGCGCTAGATGTCGCCGTTTTTATGCCGTTTACGATACCGCTTACAGTCGCCTTGATATTCGTCCAAATACTAGATATAGTGCTTTTTATAGAACCCATTACACTAGATATAGTTGATTTTATGCCGTTAAAGGCATTTTTTACAATGGTCTTGACTGCGTTCATAATATTATTTATGAAATCTATGATTTTGCCCATAAAATTTTTGACGTTTTCTACTGCGCCCGATACTACTTTTGTAATGCTCTCCCATACTTTTTGAGTAACCGCCTTGACCTTATCCCAATTCATAATCAAAAGGGCAATAGCTCCGACTATAGCTGTTATTACTAGCACTATAGGATTAGCAAGTAAAAACGTAAACAAGCTTGTAAGTGCTGGAATAACTGTTGATGTAATAAATCCCGATATTGCCACAAATACACCTTGTAGCGAACCGATTGCGCCGATTATACTACCAACTCCCGATACTACACTGCCGACTACTGTTAAAACAGGGGCAACGACAGCCACGATACCGAGTATTACAGCAATTGCATTTTGAACAGGACTTGGCAAGCTAGAAAAAGCTCTAGCGACTGTACTAATTGCGCCAGCTATAGTTGACATAACAGGCGCAAAAGCTCCACCGAGTTCTATAGCTGCGTTTTTCATATCGTTCATTGCAACTTGCATCTTATGAGCACTTGTATCATTCATCTTGTTCATAGCGTCACTAACTGCGCCTGTACTGTTGCCCATTTCCTTAAGCGTGTTATTAAAGTCCGCAGTACCGCCATTTAATATAGCAAGCGCGCCTGTACCAGCTTCGGTACTGCCCCACAACTGCGCAAAAGCTTCACTATCGCCATTGACACTCTTTCCGAGGATATCAATTACATCTCCTAAGCTTGCGCCCTCTTGCATAAGCTGACCGAATGACTTGCCTGTCTCCTCTTGTAATATCTTTCCTACTGTACTACCCGAGTTACCTAACTCATTTAACATACTCTTCATGTATGTAGTTGCTTCGGCTGTGGCAATACCGCCCTTTGTAAGTGCTACATAAGAAGTACAAAGATTGTCAATAGATACTCCATAAGCTGACGCAGTAGGTATTACTTTACCCATGCTACTAGCCAGCTCGTCAACTGTTGTCTTTCCTAGATTCTGCGTAGTGATTAGTTTGTCACTTATGCTTTCAGCCGTACCAGCCTTTTCGCCGTATGCGTTTAATGTAGTTGTAAGTACGTCAACAGATGTCGTTATATCTGTAAAACCACCTACAGCAAGGGCATTGGCTGTTGCTACAAATTCAACTGATTTCGCAGTATCTACACCAGCGGATATTGCGCTATAAGTAGCTTCGGCAATATCTTCTGACGCAACTCCTGTATCAGTGCTAAGCTTTAGAATAGCGTCCGACATATCGAGCATATTACCCTTATAGCTTACCGCAGAATTGCCAGCGATAGTCTTTACTTTTGCCATAGCTGTTTCAAAGCTACTCGCCATTGACGTTACTTTTGCAATCGTGCCTTGCGCTACCATACTAACAGGCATCAAAGAAGCTCCGACGTTCTTTACAGAATCGCCGACCGACTTTACTTTGCCCGATATGGTGGCACTGCTGTTTGTCATGGTCTTTGTCACATCTGCCATAGACTGCTTTACAACACCCGACACAGTGTTTTTGCCCATTACTATATCAAGTGCAACTGCGCCTACACTTTGAGCCATGATTTTATCCTTTCTTAAGCCTTAAGCATTGCGAAAAGCTTATCCATGTTTTCACAATAGCTTTGCTCACTCTTCGACACGCTACGATTTTGCCAATCGTCATATATTTTCCTTTGTCCGTCCGTGAAATTGCTTATAACTTCGCCGTCCGTTTCGGATCTAATCGCTACTATCTGCCCTAGTGGAGTCTCGGGCATAAGGCACGAGGTTAGATTTAAAAATTCGTCAAACTCTAACTCTGTTGTTTTTAACCTTATGCCGTATTGACTTAAGAAGCTTGCTTCTATTAAATCATAATCATCCACTAGGTCATAGTAGCTATCTAGTTTTTTGAGCCGACACCAGCTTCTTTCTCAAAATCTTCATATGGCTTGTTATAAAGCACTGACAAAGTCGCAAAGATAATTGACTGCATATTTTCAGTATAATTTTCTGCGCCCTTTTCTGCGCCAGCATCTTCAAGCTCTTTCATAAGCTCATTGTACTGTTTTTCGCCATATACAAGCTTAAGCATCTTAGCGTCTGTATCTGCGTCAACTTTATCTTTGTAAAGCTCCTGTAACAACAACCCTGTTTTGTGGTCTGTCTTAAGTGTATACACCTTATCAATAAACTGTAACTGTTTTGGCTCAAAATTCAATTTACTTCTAAAATCTGCTAACATAATATTAAATCTCCTTTTAATAAATAATAATAATAAAATAGAGTAGGGCATTTATACCCTACCCTATAAAGGTTTCATGTTTTATTCAACTGTACCCTCGATTGGTTTTCCGTGTCCTACGAGTTCAGCTTCCAAAGCTCCAACGTCTATAGCTTTTCCACCAGCTCCATTGTTTTTAACACCGCAAGCCATTTCTTTCCACTCTAAGGTTGTGCCGTCGGGATGTGTAAGTCTAGCGTGGATATATGCGTCTTGTCCTGTAAGTAAAAGTTTACCAGCGATTAAGTCGTTTCCAGCGTCGCCAATACATCTCTTACCTTTAACAGTAATCTTTGCTGATTTTCCTGTAACAAGTGCAGACTGCCAACCACCCTCGGCAAAAGAACTCCAAGTTTCGGTATTGTTTTCTACTTCAACATTTACCTCTTCAAGCTCTGCAACTTTTGACCACACTGGGGCTTCTGCGTTTGTGCCTGTATCTACTTCAAAGCTTCCAGCATGAACAGGAAATACACCTTTTGTAATCTTACCCATGTCAATCTCCTTTCTTACTTTTCAAAGTATATATTCAATTCTATAACATATTCATAAGTACTACTTTCGTCTTGGTCAACGTCTATAGGCTGATTATGTATAAGCTCTATAAAGTAGACTTGTTTATTGCCTATCTTCGGATATTCACAATTATACATCAAGCGTTCTATCGCACTGTAGAGTTCAAAGGCTTTCGCTTCTGTATCACTTTTATTTGTATTTCCATGAATTAATAAGCTTATGCCCTTTTTCTCGTATGCCTTAAGGTTGCCGATAACCTCATGTCGTCCGCTATCCTGTAAGTTATAAACTCCTAGGCTGTTACTTTTCTTCTTATCAATGCGCCCTATATAGTAATTGTCAAATAGATTGAATGTTTTCAGCCAATCTCTTATATCTGCAAGTCTTACCATTACAATCCCCCTATCTGCTTAAGTAGTTTTTTATAAGCTTCTACGATAAAGCTATCATTTAAAAAGCTATCGAACCACCTACCACCAGCATTTGCGTTGTTATTTCGCCTGTAATTATATTCGGGGTGGAAATATAACCGCCTTGCGTATGGTGTACTTGATACAATGCTGACTTTTCCATTTTGACTATCGTCTAAAAAAGTACTATCATTTTGTAAGTTTCCTGTATCAAACGGCATTGCTTGTCTGTCTCTAAGCTCTGTAAGTGTGGCATCTCCTGTCTTGGCAAGTGCTTCAAGTTGTGCCCTGTCTAGGCTGTCTAATATGCTCGTATTCAGTTCTACAGTACTTGTTACTTGTACGTTTCCAGCCATTTACACCAGCTCCAATGTCGTATAGTTTACAGTTCCGTCGGGATTAAGATTTTTAGTGCCTTTATTAATACTATAAGTATTATCTCCCAGCACTACCGAACCGCTTGCAATTATAGGGATATCGGGGCATAAATCCCCGATAAATAATGCAATCCCCGATAGTTCAATCTTTTCTTTATCTTTTGTCATGCTCACTCTTGCACCCATTTGCAAATTGCACTTTGTATCTACTGCAAAAGCTTCGGCAAGTTCTCCATCCTCATTAAGTTCGGTACTGTCTATTGATACGCTTATAGGGGTTTTACAAAATCGCTTGTCTACTAGGCAAGGGAATTTCATTATCGCCACCCCCTTAAGCTTCTAGTACATAATCCGCACTTTTGGAGATGTGAGTATATTTCTCTTGATATCGCTATGCCATTTACTACTTGCGCTGTTGCACTGTTTCCTGTAAAACTCATGCTCGCACCATTTAAGCTATAGCTTGACAAAAGGTTTGTTATATAGTCCGCATTTTCGACTTCCCAATCAGCTAATAGACAAGCGCACTCTTTTATAATCTCTTGCTGATACTCTGATAAATTATCGAACCCTACAGCAACTATACGATTATAAGTGAGCGTGTCAATATGCCTACTAGCTTGATTTAAAGCCTTTTCAATCTCTGTATCTTCGAGGTTGCCTTTGTATGTGTTTTTATAATAATCTAAATCTACATACATATACGCACCCCCTTATTTTTCAGCAGATTTCTTTTCAGACTTAGGGGCTGTTGTTTTAGCCCCTTTGTCCTTAGTCTCTTCTTTTTTTGGAATAAGTCCGACTATTCTACTCATGATCCACCGCCTTAAGCTTTCTTATGAACGTAGATACCAGCAACTTTGTTCTCGTATGCGTCGCAAAGTCCGTAGTTACGATATCCATACTTCCAAGCGTCAGCGTCTTGGTTAGCTTCAGGACTGATAATCTTAGGTACTGCGTGCTTTGTGAACTGTAATACGGCTGGTTTGTGGATAATCTCAAAGTTAAGTTCGACACCAGCTTCGGCTTTCTTATATCCACCCTTTTCCTCACTTGGAGACTTTCCGTCTAAAAGCTCAATAGCTGAATAGAAACGTGTCTGTGGTACTTTTGTAATTGTAGCAAATCTTGAAAGTACCTCTTTTGACTTAGTTGTATCTAAGTCATGTACGAGTCCTAAGAGTGTAGGTGTGATAAACAAATGTCTATCTTCCATAGGTACTTCGGCTTCATCCATTTCAGATGTTGCAGTTCTTAAAGCTCCGATAACTGCTTCGCCTGTAGCAAGTGAGCCTGTTGCATTTCCTACGTTTGAAATACCAGCATATGTAGAAAATCTGAATGCGTCAAGCTCAGGAACAACCTTTGTTCTGATAAACTCGCCAGCAAGTCTACCAAAAGCAATGTTCTGTGTCTCTTCGTTGTCCATGTTATCAACTTGGAAACTTCTACCTCTCTCGTAGTTGAATTTAACTGTTTCCCAGCTAAGGTCAACGTTTCCGTTTGTATATCCGCTATTTCTATCATAGTCGGCTAATCCGTCCATTGATAGCTTTGGAATAACAATCTCGTTTGCGTTTGCGCCAGCTCTTGAAAGTGTTGCATCACTCTCGAGAACTGCTGTAAGTGATGACTGCTGATACACTTCATCAAGTAAGTTTGTGTAAGTCTTTGCTAACTGAATTGTGTTTGGCATTGTTTAATTTCTCCTTTCGCTTATTTCTTAGGGGCTAAACCAAAAGCCTTTCTTAACGCATTTTCCTGTTCGGTTGCGTCGTCTTGCTCTCCGTTTACTCCCACCTTAAAGCCTTTATTGTCATTTGCTGTACTCTTAAATGCTGGTACATCTTTAAGTACCTGTTCAATGACCTCTCTTACTTTATCGGCTTTAATCTCGCCTTTTTCATCTACTGCATCCTTAAAGTCCGCACATTTAATGACATGAGGGATTGTATTTCTATCAACTCCTAAGTCTAAGCAATCATTAAAAGCCTGTTTTTCAAGCAACTCATGTGTAAGCTTTGCACTTAGTTCTTTGTTACTAGCTTCTAGGTTAGCAACTGCATCAGTCTGTTGCTGTGCCTGTGACTGCTTTTTAGCTTTCCAATCGCCTATAGCTGACTTGATTTCGTCATCGCTCATGCCCTGTTGCTCAAAGTATGATTTAAGGATTGCATTTTCTTTTTGCTGTACTCCCTTATTAATCATATTTTGAATTTTGTCGTAGTCAATTCCGTTATTAACGTCATTCGACTGCTGATTGTTTACGTTGTTATTTGCGTTTGAATCCGTACCGCCTACGTTGTTATTGTCCTGTCCTGTAACAGTATTGTTATTATCTGCCATGATAATATTCCTCCCATTTTCTCGACTTGGTTGTCGTTCTATTTTGTATTATAACAGAAAAATAAATATAGTCAATTCTGTTTAAAACGTCATTTGATTTATAGATGCAATCTTTCTTTCAATTTTTCAAGCGGATAGTTTTCAATTCTTTCAATCTCTTTTTCTATATCTAATAAAACAAGCATATCATATTCAGTATTTAGTAAAGATGCTATTTGCATAACAGTATCTTTACTTAAATATGCTCTTTCTTTTTCGTATCTTTCATACGTTTTGCGTGTTACTCCCAAATTATTAGCCATATCCTCTTGGGTGATTTCCATTGCTTTTCTTGTTTTTCTCAAAACTTCGTTGTTAATAACAATATTACGTTTCATAAACACATCTCCTTTATTTTTTTTCATATAGTATCACTTTTGTAGAAAATGTGCAAACAAAACCACACATAATGGTAAAAAATTTCTTCTAAATGTAAGCTTGTAAGACAATGTAAGTCACTTTACATACTTATAAAGCCTAGTAAAATCAAGGGTTTCAAGATTTATGTCTTACAAAATTACTTGTCTTACATTTTTTTTGTTGTATATATTAATATAATTAAAAAAATTACTCATTTATGTTACTCTTTTATAAATGAGTAGTTTTTTAAAAAATTCTATATAGGTTATTATTAATATTATGTAAGAATGTAAGACATATATATTATTATTATTAAAAAGCCTTTAAAATCAAGGATTTAAAGTGTCTTACATTTTGTCTTACATCTGTCTTACATTTTATTTCATGTAAGACACATTGACAAATATTTACAATAGATTTAATATAATCATGTAAATCATCATTTTTCTGTTTTCTTATGCAACGGACATTTTTTCTTATACCTCCTTTAAAATTTTAGCGCAACAGTAAAAAAGTAGAACTATTTTATTATAGCTCTACTTTTTTATTGCTCTTTATTAAGTTAAATCTAAAATTTACTTTTGCAAATATTAAATTTGCTTTTAATAATCTCTTTCCTCGTCTACCTCATAAGGCTTGTTATTATTTAAGCACGATTTAACAATTTCAATTATATCGTCCTCGCTCATGCCCCTTGTAAGCATTAGAGGAAAGCACTCCCCGAACTTTTCTTTGTATTCGTCTAAAAGTTTATCCATGTTTTAATATCTCCTTTACAATCTCTTTATACAGTTTATAGCTCTTTGGTAGATGCTTCTTTATAAGCTTAAGACTACCTTTATTTGACATGATACTGCTTGTGATTTCTGCAAAGCTCTCGGTTGCTAGTCCGTCACTAATACCGCCGATTGTTCTATCTGCCCAATACTTTTTACCATGTCCAGCTACACAACTGATTTTTCCATTAGTAGCACCCTCGACCATATCGCATAGATCCGCAACGTCTACTTTGTCATATCCTCGCAGTTCTTTTTCTACTTTGCTGTATGCCATTGATTTTTTATACTTCGGTAGAATATCATCTACGCTTAAATGACCAGCTTTGTAATAATCGTACCGCCAATCGCTGATATAACCCTGTTTATAAAACCAATCAACGTCGCCTTTATGGTCTTTAAATGCCTGTTTAAGTTCAACCTCGTACTTTTTAACCCACTCTTGAACCTCGTCTTTAATAGTCTGTGGAAATAATCCGTCTTTATAAGCTCCACTGTAATGTCTCGCAAATACTCCTGTAGTATTAAGATGTTTTCTTGCCATTGTATCAATAGTGTGTCCGCACTCGTGGAAAAGTGTCTGATACGGCTTACTAATAGTATCGCCCTTTGATACATTGTAAATGTGCAAATGTATAGTGCTACCGCTTGCGTATGCGCCATTCTTGGAAGTACTGCCGACTTTTATACTATCCTCATAAGCTCGCCACATAGCAACTACTTCGGCATCTTCGCATTTATCAATCAAGTCATGCATATTGTCAAAGTGTTCCTTGCCCAGCTTAGTAGATAGCTCATTGTTGTAATTGCGTATTTGCCCCAAATTCGAGTTTTTAAGTGCTGTAGGTGGGATTGATAGCCTACCGACATTATCGACGCTTAAAACCCCATTTAGCGACATTCTAGCACTATTATAACGTAATACGTCGGGGTTGTTATCGCATAGTTCTATTAAATTGTTTTTACACTGACTTGCACGCTCTCTATATTTCTGCGCTTCTTTTGGGTCTAGGCATCCATTCGCAAGCCTTAAGTTGCTTTTATAGTTTCGCTCATAGTAACGTTGCTTTTGCTCAAGGTTATATCTTCTATTAGCTTCTTTCTTTTCTTCATCTGTTAACTCTCTAGGTGGTCTATTTATTCCCTCGTAATAAGTGCTACAAGCGTCTTTACAATTAGGGTGGAAAAGTCCACCAGCCACCGCAGTACTTAAAAGCGGATAGCCTGTTTCTGCGCTCTCTTTCGCAGTTCCACCGCCGTATACATCATCAATATATACTTGACCTAGCCACTGCAAACACATAGGGCAAGCTGTACCCCTTGCATTGACCTTTACTGTATGCACTCCCCACTTTTCCCTAGTGTTAGCTTGCCCCATTAAATTAGCTCTTTTGTTAGCTGTACGCAGTGCCATTTCGCTATAGCTTGCTATATTAACCCTTGCGCCGTTTCGATACTGCACGCAGTTTATACCAGCTTTTAAAAAGTCTTTACTCGCCATATCTACACACTGATACAAGCTCTTAGTTCCTGTATTGTAGTACATTTGAGCGTTAAAGATAATTTTCCTGTATACGTCGTCTGTCATTCGTAGCAATGAGGTTTCAGCTTTTTTCATATCGTCAACAGTAGCTTTTACAAGTGCGTTGAGCTTCTTTTGATTAATCCTAAAAAACCGACCATTTAAGTCGGTTTTAGTGCCGTCTTTAGGGGCATTATAACCCCTTTTAACGGCTTTCAGTATTTCAATTTCTTGCTCGCTCTCTCCTGTAGCGTATGCGTCACGGATAGCACTATCAATATATTTATTGATTTTTCCCATATATCCTTTAAGTACGTCTTGATTTTCTGCTTTATACTGCGATAATCCGCTTAGTACTTCCGCTTGCCACTGCGTCCAATTTAATCCCTCTTCATACTCTTCTTTTATATGACGCTTCATGTTATTGCGTAGGGATTTTATAATTGAAAGTTCAATATCCTCAAAAGCTCCGGCAACATCATAATCCATTTGCTATCCTCTCCCTTGTAAGCTGTTCAGCCTTTGCGCTGTATCTCTTGGCAACCTTTAAAAGCCCTCTAGCTTTTTCCTCGTCCTCTTCTTTGCCAGCTTTTTTCTTAATGTCGTATTCACTACAAAGGCAATAGCCTATTACATAATCATACCCGAATATATCGACCATTTCGTCAATAAAATTTCTTTTCTGATTTTTCATATCTTTACCCCACTATTCTATATTAATCTTAATGTCTTTAAGTGCGCAATTTACGTTTACTCTTGTATTTTCATTCTCAAAGTATGAAAAATTTACAGGCAACTTATCCCAAGTGCTAATAACTAATTCTGTTATATTGTCAATAGTCTTTCCGTTGTATTCGATTGAAAGTCCTTTGATTGTCTTTTGATTTTTCATATTATATATGCCACCTTTCTATAATTCGCCTACAATACTAGGTTCTTCAAGTTCAGTAATACCTTGTTCGTTTTTAATGCGCTTTACTTCCTCGGCTTTCCATTCGTCCGTCTTGCTATCTCCGTAAAGCTCTTCGATAATGCTTTCAATAGACATAACCCCTTGTGTCTTTGCTTTACCCACTGTTTCTATCTGACTTTCAAAGCTTGGGTTCGCATACTCGCCAAAACCAACCTCGGTTTCTGTATCTTCCAACGCTTCTTGATTTAAGATATTTAAACACTTAAATACCTTGTCAATTAATCCCTCGATAGTATTCTGCAAAGAATATACAATAGTTTGACGTGTGTAGAGTGTAGTCTTTTCCTTTTCTCTTTGCGCTTCTGCGTTATCCAGCTTCTTTGTGTCAATGCCTAGTGTACTAGGACTTATTAACCCTTGTAGGCAAAGGTCTAAGGCTGTGATATAGGTATTAACATAGCTGTCACTTGCAAAAGTGCCGTTCTGTATCTCGATTTTACTCTGTGCGTTCTCTTGCATTGGTGTGCCTGTAGCAATAAAACGATTGTCAAAAGCATTGCCATACTTGACACTTCCTGTCATTGGGTCTCGTGGTAATAGATCCTCGGGTATATACGTCTTGGTTCTGTTGCTTCTAATTGCATCTATCCACTGACTCCATACCTCGTCTAGCGCATCAAAGTTGTCTCTCTTTGCGTCGAATACACTTTGACCTCTTCCCTCGTACTTGTCAGATGTAAAGAAGCTTAGATATTCCGCTAACATAAGCGAATTGTCAAAGTACACGTTCTGCAAGTCCTTAGTCTTATCCAGCTTTTCCAATCCAATTTCGTTGTCGTATGCGTCATAAAGCTTATATTCTATATATCCGTAGCCGTAGCACTCTTTTAATGTGTAAGATACCCCAGCTTTGCGATACAGCTTTTTAAAGCGGATTTCACGCACTCGACCACGCTTGCGCTTTACCTCTATTCTGTCAGCTTCGTAAAACTCAATAATAGGGTACTGCGATATGTCTGTATCAATGCTGATTTTAAAAGCTCCGTCGCCTGTTACAAGTGCTTTACGGACTGCTTTCTTTACTAGGTTCTTGAAGTCGTTTTCTTTTTCTATCTCCGTCCATGTATTTTCCTTTCCAATATGTGCAATCTTAATGTCTTGCATATCGTCAACGCAGATATTTGTCAGTGTATTAACTATAAGCTTAGGTAATCCACTGTGGATTTTTCTAATCTCCAATCCTTTTGTGCTAGTAGCTCCCCAAAAGCTAAACTTGTAATCGGGGATAGAACTGTAAAGCTGTCCTAATTCGTACCCGTCGCCCCTATACCAAATTTCATTAACAAAGGCATTAGCTTCAAAGTCTAAAAGCTCATCAATTTGTAGGCTTAATCCGTTAGCTTCTGTTAGGTTTAAAAAGCTCTTGATTGCGTTTTTAAGTGCGTTTTTCGTTCTGTTGAACATCTGATATTCTCCTTTCTTTCGAGTGTTTTTCGAGTGTTTTTTCGAGTGCCACTCGATACCTTGACTAATCTTAGACTAATCTTAGACTAAATCTTGACTAAGTTCTTGTTTTAGCTTTAATCTAATTATCTTTCGGTTGTGTTTTTTCCACCAGCTCCACCCTTTAGGATGATTATGCGAAGAACAACACCAATTCTTTATGAAGTTATCTTGAAATACTCTTTTTTTATGACTATTATTCTTCATGTAGTACCTCTCTTAATCATACGCATCCTTTATTATCTGCTTAATTGCGTCCATATCGCCTATCTTAGCCTTATAAGGCAACCATGCATACTGACAAGCGTTGATACAGTGGTCGTGTCCGTCCTCGGGCTGTCCGTCCTCTGTATAGCTGTATGTGTTACACTCTTCTATGTAGTCGGTGCAAGTGTCTACAACCAAAAAGTCGCCTGTCTGCATCCAGCTTTGTTGTAGCTGTATTCTTGTTATAATCTTAGTCTTTTTCCATGCCCCAGCAAAGTCATATATACAAGCTGTATTTCGCTTGTATTTCTGTGCTTCTGATATAGTTCCAGCGTCTGCGCTATCTATATATACGTTCTTGCTAAATCCAAACTTGCTTTTACACTTTTCAGCAAAGGCAATAAGCAAAGGGATAACGTCACTAGGCGCAAAGGGAACAACTGCGTCTTTGTTATTTCTACTTTCAGTCGCTAGAACTATACACTTGCGTTCTTTGGTTATGCCGATAAAAGCAAAGGACAATTTGTCGTGAGACTCTTTAGAATACGACGTATCACAACCTACAGAATAATAAATATACTTGTGCTTTTTAGCTTCCTCTTCTGTGATGATATTCTCTTTTTTAAGCGGTAATATCAAGCCTGTAGCACGTCCCCTAAGTCCTAGTATCTTATTCTTATACATCTTAGTTCCAACAGGCGCAGATAGTTTTTTCTCTTCTATCTGTTCTGCTGTAAGTCCAGCATTGTCAAGAAACGTAAAAAACCAATACCGCCAACTAGGATGCTCGGGTTCTTTTAATTCCTCTAGTATACTAGGCGGTACGTCCTTTTTATACTTTTCGTTCGGTCTTGCCCTGTTTACAAATTCCTTGTATACAGGAATGTCGGGGCTGTCGGGATTTAAGGTTGCAAGCAAATACTCATTTCTAGTTGACACCTCACGCACAAACTCAATATCAGCCGTGTTAATCTCATCTATGAGTACACAACCATACTGACCGCCAAGTGCGTTCTCCCACTTATCCCTAGTGTCATATCCCATTATCAATATGATTTTATCCTCGAACTTTATATGTGGAAATTTATAATCCTTGTCGCCATTGCCGTAGTACGTTGCATTTCTATGTAGGTCTAGTATTCCGTTGTCCTGTTGCAGTATATTCTTTTCTACAACCCCTGTAGTGCGTCCAGCTATGATGTGTAATTTCTTTTTACTCGCAGATACTTTAATCATAAACTTTACACCAGCTCCGATTGTAGTCTTACCGCTTGCAGTCGTGCCCTCTAGGAAGTCCGCTTTGCTGTCCATGTCCTTAATAAAATCTATGTACTTTTGTGATAGTTTGAACACATCTTATCACTCCCCTTTTATCTGCTCTAATTTTTCAAAATCATCTTTGGTAATAACCTCAAACATTACATATTTATCTGACATTATCATCACTTGTAATATAACAACCATTTTACCATTTACAATATTATCAAATTTTGTACTGCCTATTTGACAACATTGAAAATAACTGTCTTTACAAGTCTTTGATAATGTACCACTAACAGAATTTACACTTACCCTTTGAACAGGGTTGTATGAATTAAACATATTATTCCCCCTTTATCTGTTCCATTATATCAGCCAGCTTCTCACTCTTACCTACTGACACATCTAAAAGTTCTGTAAACTGTTCGCCGCTTATCTTCAATAGCTTTTCAAGTGCGTTTGCGTCTCCCTTTTGCATTGCTTTCATCATGCACGATAAAAACATAGTATCGTATGCAGTAAGCTCAACATTTTTCATATTAAAGAACTTCTTTATCTTGTCAATTCCAGCACCGCTAACAGTCAAATCTAATAGCTCACTTGCTATCTGTTTGCGGTCTCGCTTTTCTCTTCGTGCCTTACCGCTTGCAATACCGCCCTTGCGCCCATTTTTTCGAGCTTCTTCCGAGGTTGGAACGATTAAGTTTTCTTTTCCGTCATTCGCCATTCAATAACACCGCCTTTTGTCCTGTAAATTTCTCCCAACGTGCAATAATTACATCAACATAGTGTGGATCAAGTTCCATCATAAAACAATTTCTATTCAACTGTTCGCAAGCTATCAATGTGCTACCACTGCCACCGAATATATCTAAAACATTTCCATTTTCGTTTGAACATATCTTTACTTGATTAGCAATAAATTCAATAGGTTTCATTGTTGGATGTAAGTTTCCAGCCCCTTTTCTTCCTTCGTGCATACCAGAAACAAAATACTTTTTATAAATATCAATAGGCTTTAACCCATTATTCCAAATTCGCCTTCCTTTATGGAAATATAGGCAATACTCAGTATCTGCAAAATAATTATTATTTACCATAGGAGGAGTATTTGTTTTATGCCACATTAACATATTAAAATTCCAACCATCAAAAATATCTAAATACTGCTTAATCAAATCTTTAGAAGTAAATATAAATATATTGTTTGCTATTTGTTTCTGTGATAAATAGCTAATACTATTTGCGTCAAAATCAATAATATGCTTTATTCGTTCTTTTACATTTTTGTTTTGTTCGTTTATGAACCCCGCTCCGCAATAATTCATATTGTATGGCGGGTCAGTAAACACCATATCAGCCTTATTTCCATTCATCAGCTTATCAACATCAGTAACACTTGTGCTATCTCCGCACATTAACCTGTGTCTACCTAACTGCCATATATCGCCTTGCTTTGCAACTGGCTCAACTTCCTCTGGTACTTCGTCCTCAATGACTTCCGTTTCTTCTTCTTCCTCTGATAAGTCAAAACCAAAGTCAGACATATCAATGTCAAAGATGCCGTCTAATTCCTCGCCTAGTAAATCAATATCCCACTCTGCAAGCTCCGATACCTTGTTGTCTGCAAGCCTGTAAGCCTTGATTTGTTCCTCTGTCAAATCGTCAGCTATAACGCAAGGCACAACGTCAAGTCCTAGCTTTTTACTAGCTTTATAGCGTGTGTGACCGCATACAATCACATTATCCTTGTCAATTACAATAGGTACTTTAAAACCAAACTGCGATATGCTGTTTGCTACTGTATCAACTGCATTGTCGTTCTTTCTAGGGTTCTTTTCATATGGCTTTATATCTGCCAACTTCTTTTCTACTATATCCACTATATCACTCCTTTTTACGTTTATAACGTCATTTTACCACATAGAAATAAAAAAGGCTAGACAATGCGCCTAGCCTTAAATTTATATTAACTCGTTAACTCTCTTTTGTACTGCGTCGTAGTCGTAGCCAGCTTCTGTCAATAGTCGCTTTCTCTCTAAGCCTGTTTTCCACCGCCCAGCGATAACTTCCCTTGCTAGTTCGTCAATAGTCTTTTCCTTATCTTCGCCAGCTTTTGCAAATCCGTTTAAACCAGCATTTTTCATGATACTAGGGTAATCCTCGTAACAATAATCTTGGTCTACTACATAGCCAGCAATTACAGGGTCACGCAACTTGTTAGTCTCGCCCCCAAATTGCCACATTCCAAACGGCTTTTTGCTCGTACACTTAACCGACCACTGCGCAATCCATTTGTCGTATTTGTCTAGCTTGTCAATGTGTGTATAGTCTCGTAAGAATAGATATGTGCTGTATATTCCAACATAGTACCCAGCTTTTTCAAGTGTATCACAATATTTTTGTATAATAGATGTAAGCTTATCTTTGCCTAGTGCCTTTTGCACTTTGTCCTCTACGTCTAAATAAATAGGGTATTCGAATTTTTTACCCTTAAGGATTTTAACCATTGCGTCAGCTTCTTTTTTAGCTTCTATAATTGTAGTAGCCATTGAATAATGGTACACACCTACAGGGATTTTTTTATCTTTGCACTTCTTGTAAAAGTCTTCAAAACAAACGTCTTTACTTGTTGAGTATGCACCTCTTAAGATGATAAATTCAACCCCAGCTTTTTTTACTTTATCAAGGTCAATATTCTTTTGCCACTTTGATATATCAATACCTAGTTTTTTCATGTATACATCTCTCCTTTCCGTTTATAACGTCATTGTATACTATTTGCAAAGGTCTTTCAACAAATCCTCGTAACAATTAGCCGTTGAATTTTCGCCAGCTATTCGACTAACGTATGCGCTACACCTTAAGAAAGACTTAACGGCATCAGCTCCGAACATATCTATCAATACATTTATATGTGAAATTATTTGTATACTTTTATCAAAAGCGTCACTTAAAAACTCATCCGCAGAGATAGTATATCTGTCTACTTTCTCACTATAGCAAATAGTATTGTCACTGTATAAAGATATCGCTCTCGCTTTATTTGGTGGCACGCTGTCGGTCGGCATAATATCAGAACCATTCCATCTGTGATGAGGATAAATTTCTTCTATGTGCTTAAGCACACTATAGATATTATCTTTGTTTACTGCAATTCTTAAAATTATTCTATCCATTGTTACTCCCCCCCTTTTATAAATCAATCCTAACTACTGTTGAAAGTGTTGCTGGTAGTGTTGATACTACAATCAAGTTGTTTTCTGCGCAGAACTGCAACAGCTTGTTGTATTGCTCTCTGTGGTTTCTCTCAAATACTACCCTTTGAGTAATCGCCTTTGGATAGTAGTTATCTGTGTGGACTCTAGCATTGTCATAGGTATTGTTATCATTCAATACATTTTCTACAAAATCAACTAAAATATTTTCTCTCATTTTCTTATCCTCTCTTTCTGTCGAGATATACCGCCCGACTCGGTGTGTTTATTAATATACAACAACATCTAAGGTTTTATTGTTAATATAACCGATTACTTTACCAAAAGGGCTAGCACCATTAGAAAAGTAACATTTATTATTGTCCTTACTGCATCCGCTAATCACATATCCTTTTAATTTTAATTCCTCACATATCTGATTATGTTTTCTAATTCTTTCTTTTAACTCTTTTCTCATTTTTCTTATCCTCTCTTTCCTGTTTCTTATGATGTTATCATATTACGGTATGACCGTAATATCAATGGTAATAATGCACAAGGTTTTTATATATTACTTGTGCATTTTGTATAAATTATTCAGTTTTCTCATGTTTATCCAGCTTTATAATAAGCTCAATTAATGCTTCTAATTCGTCCATTATAATATACATCCGTCCTTTCTATAGCTGGTACATCTCTTTTTCCACATACCTTGTAAAAAGCCTATATCGTCCACATAGTCATATACTACAGGTGTGCCTTTTCCCTCGCACACTCTTGCAATACGTCCTACAGACTGCACTACAATAGCATAGTCTTTTACAGGGGTAGCAAATAGCAACCTATCAAGGCAAGGAACGTCAAGCCCCTCTTTTGCAAGCTGATATGTCGCAAGTAAAACTCTTTTTTTACCGCTTCTCATATCATCAAGTATTTGTTCTCTATCTGCCTTTTTAACTTTTCCGTGCAATATTGCAACCTCGTTTTTCAATATATTTATCATATTATATAGCGTTTCCAAATGTGAAACCCTATCAGATAATAGTATGATACTGTGACAAGGTGGTTGTAGAAGTAAAAATTCTATATCTCTTACTATTTGCTCATTTCTATATTTATGCTCTGCAAGGTAGTTTATAAGTTTCGCATAACAAAGTGTTCCGTCCGTGTCTAAACACTGCCTTGATATTTGTACCCCTGTATCTTTCTTTTGGATTTCCACCCTTAAGGTGTTTACAACGCTGTCGGGTACTGTATGAGCAACCCCACCTAGTAGCGCATATGTGCATTTTATAAGTCCGTCCGCTCTGTGTAGTGTCGCTGATAGTCCGTACTTGTATCTACAAGCTAGATTATTAAGCACCTTTGAAAACATAGTCGCTTTGTTTACAGTTCCGCTACATCTGTGGCATTCGTCAACGACTACCATATCCCATTCATACCTTAAAGCGTTTAAATCTGCCTTGCTTAGTGTCTGCACTGTGGCAAAGGTTATTCCGTCCGCAATCTGCATCTTTCCAGCTGTAATCTTGCCGAGTAGCTTTTTATCTATAAACTCACTAGCCGAATTATACGACTGATTTAAAAGATCGTTCGTATGCGTGAGCCATAAAGTCTTTTTACCCATAGCACATATTAAAGCAATCGCCATTCTAGTTTTTCCACTACCAGCCTTTGATTGTAATATGCCCCCTTGCGCTTGTATTAGCTTATTTACGGCATTTTCTTGATAATCATATAGTTTTATATCTGCGTTATAATTAACAGGCTTATTTGACGCAAATTGAAAGCTATAATCTTTACTAAGCTGTGGAAAAGCATGGAACAAACTTTTGCGCACTCCATAAGGAATTATTACACTGTCTCCACTTGTGCGATATAGTTTTAATTCTTTCGGGATATTCCCTACCCACAATCCTAGTTGCAGTTTCTTGCTATACTCGGGATTGGGTACTTTTAGCTTGTCATAAATCCATTGTCTGACTTCTTGCGTAGGATCTATTATTGTTATCTCATTGCTTACTATTAAGTTCATCTTTACACATCCTCTCGACTATTCTTTCTTGTTTATATTCAATCCAACGTTGGATATCCAAATCGTTAACATGATACATAACCTTTAGCATTGAAATACATATAAGTACGTCTGCTATTTCTTCCGATAAATGAATATAATCATGTTTTCCACGTTTTTCTTTACTTATCGCCTGTATAAGCTCTGCACACTCTTCCATACACACTGTAGATTGTGCATCCACTCCGTAATGCTCTATACTGTCTCTTATAATCATTGCATTAACTGTCATATCACTACCCCTTTAATCTTAACCATGTTGCTATTCTAGTTCCGTACTTGTTCATATCATCAAGATTTAATTGCTTCTTGCCCTTTTTAATTAAGTCTTTTATAGTACTCCAATCCACCATATATATTTCATTCCTACATTTCAATGCAAAGTATGGTGTAGTGTTTCCGCACTCTTGCCACATATCCATTGCAAGCCTTTGATTATCTTCTATACGTCTAAATGGGAATACCTCATAAGAACACACCTTTGCATCTATCAAGTACGATTTAATATTTTTAACTGCTATAATATCCGCTGGCTGTCCGTTCTTACGATTTGCAAAATTATGCACCCAATATCCAGCGTCTGCTAATATCTCACATAGTTCCTGTTCAAAGTCATTCCCTAGCTTTTTATTTATCAATGTTCTCACTCCCCTATTCCTCGTCACTTACAACCCTGTAAATACAAAGTATTTCATCAAAATCAATATCTAAAAGCTTATTTTCTGTTATTCCTTTATAGCTGACATTTGTTATTCTTCCTGTTAGGTTGTCTCTTGTTAAATCAACACTCTCGCATTTCGTCCTTAATTCATACCTATTCTTAAATACTATTACTATTGTCATTCTCCATCATTCTCCCTTTTCATTTTTACCCATTCCTTATAACAATTCATTTCTGGGTATCTACCACAATTTGTTTTTCCGCAATTCCTATTGCACCAGCTTTCGTTCTCTTCGTCTATATCCCAATCGCACAACTCGTCACATATAAACTCTCTTTCCATAGGAATACAAAACTCTTCCACAATCAGTTCAAAATCAGTCATTCTTCCTCACTCCTTTACGTTTAAAACGTCATTAAATTTCAGTTTAGTTCATCATTTATTTTGGATGCTATCATAAGCAGTTGTAATTCATCCACCGCACATTTATTAACAAATTGAGCGTTTCCAATATGGTCAGCTTCTGTATGTACTAAGAATCTTGCCATTGCTTGATTACTTACTTTTAATCCAGCATCCACATTGCTATTATGAAAATTCTTAATATCTTCTATCATATTGTTTACTTCATATTGGTACTGCTTACACCAAGTTTCTTCATCTGAAAGTTTCCCATGATATAGAACTACTCCGAGTAAACAATTCATTATATCTTCCCAAGACTTGTCCATATGTTTCACCTCACTAAATACTTATTCATGTGTCATGATTGTATAATCTCTACCACACTCATTACAGCTACATGACTCCTCTTCTCTGTCTCTTTTAATATCCTTACTGCCACAATAAGGACAGA